TGCAAACATGACGGTGATTGCCCCAAGCGATGCTGAAAGTTTCTCGCTGTCAATTAACGAAATTGCAACGATAGAAGCCGCCAAAATTGCAATCGCAGTTGCTATCTTAATTAACGCCCCCGCCTTTAACTGTGTCTGATATGCTTCAAAACAACCTCTGACACCGTCAAGGATTCCGGTCACGCCATCCAAAATTCCCTGCAATCCTTCAAGCGGTTCAGTAAAGCTCTTTAAGAACTTAGTGATGCCGAGAGCAATTCCGCCAATGGAAAGTCCATTCAGCAAATCAATAATCCCGCTAAAATCTGCATTGCCCATCTTTTCGATGAGAGTATCTGCCAAGCCGCCAAGGGCACTTGCAATACCGCCGACAATTGCCTTGACCCCATTCCATAAAGCCCGAAGAACCTGCAAAAGTTTACAGTTTGCCAAGGCATTTCCCATCGCTTCCACAGCATTAAGGAACCCACTTTTCATACTCCCGGCAGATTCGCCAACTTGTGACATTCTTTCGTGAATCCGTTCAAGAGTAGAATGAATAAATTCCAAACCGGGGAGTTTGATTTTTTCTTTGATAAGGTTCAAGAATTCTTTTACTAATTCCTTTACCTTATCTAAATCTGGAAGATTGAATCTATCCTTTACTTCTTTGGCAAAATCCTTAAAAGCACCCGCTGCCTTTCCTACAAAACCGATAACACCCTGAATCGCTTTGTTGAAAATATCGTTTTTCTTGATAAATTCATCGAGACATACAAGCCATTCTCCGATACCGCCGGTAACAGTCAGGATGCCGCCTCCAAGATCGTCCAATCCTCCGAACAACGGAACTATTGCATTAAATATTGCTGAAAAAGCCTGCTTCACAATATCCAGAATTGCAAACAATCCCTTGAAGGTATTTTTCAGATTTTTGGATGCGGATTCGCTAAGTTTCAGATGAGAGGTAAACTCCTTCAGTCCAACCGTAAGATTGTAAAGCCGCTCGGAAGTGATAGGTGGAAATATCTCACGAAATCCCTCAGATATTGGTTTAACAACACTGGCAAGCCCCTCAAAAGCATTTTTAGCCGCCTCAATCAAAGCAGTACGTCCGCCCATGTCTTTCCAGCCTTGCAGCATAGAATTACGGGCATCCGACTGAGCGTCAATAAATCCGCCAATTGCGTTGCTCAGGCTTGTCCAGAGTGTTTTTGCTTCTTCAAAGTCGCCAAACAAGATTTCCCATGTCATCGCCCAGCCGGAACCAACTGCTTCTTTCAGCGTATCCATCAACTGGGTAAAAGTTTTTACTTCCTGAGCGGCAGCAAAAGCTTTCTTACCGATTTCCGTGGTCTCATCGGCATAATCCCGCAAGGTATTGACGAGAACATCGGTCGTCATCCACTGATACTGCAAGCTGTCGTTGAAATTCTTCGTGGCGTTGATTGCTTCATCCATGGTGGAACCCTGATTATTCTCCGTTAAAACGCGGTACATCCCATCAGCGGTCTTTTCCACTGTTCCAGCCGCAACAGCCGCTTCCAAAAGCTGTGTCTTAAATTCCACTGTCGCCATGTTTGCGTTTTCAATGGATTTCCAATCAATCAGCTTTACATAACCAGCCGATAAAGCCTGCGCAAAGTTATACATGGCTCTGGAAGCCTCATTTGCATTTGCGCCGGAAATGGCAGCTTCGTTCGATATACCCTGAATCGCCATTACAGCGTCTTCCAGTTTAACGCCAGCATTTGTGAATTTGCCGATGTTCGAAGTCATATCCTGAAACGAATAAATCGTTTTATCTGAATACGTATTCAACTCCTGGAGATATCCATTCACTTCTTCCAAAGAAGCGCCGGTACTCATCATGATTGTCTGAATCGAACCCATTTTCAGTTCGTATTCTTCAAATCCCTGAGAGATCGGTTCTATAGTAAGCGAATGAAGCATTTGCTTTCCGGTATTGATAACCGAATTGGTGATGTTGGCAAGAGCGGTTACGGCCATGACTTCAAATGCCGAGAATTTAGCATGAACGGTTTCAACCGCACTGGTAAGCCCTGACATGTTACAGTTTTTCGCCGCAGAGTTCACGTTCTCCAAGCCTTTTGCAGCACCGTCTAAATTCAGACTGCGCTTCAGCTTGTCAAGCGTCGAGAGGCTAGTCTGAACATTCTGCTCGAACTGTTTATTGTCGAACCGCATCTCGACAACTCTTTCGTCAACTGTCTTGCTCATAGCTTCGTAACCTCCCTCCATGCTTCATTTGCGATTTTGTCAAAAATAGGCTGGATAGCAGGATTGATGTAATCTCGCCCCTGTACCCAGCCGCCGTTTCTTGTTCCATGCCCGTATTGCAGGATGATGGCAATCGGAACTCCATTTTGAATATTTGAGTTGTAAAACGAAATCGTTACCGACCCGTTCTTGTTCTTAATCTCGTATCGCCATGAACTGGCGGTTTTTCCCGAATCGACAGGTGTTGCAGACGCAAGGGCGGCTACTCCCTCTCGACCGTACTTATCAAGGTCTCCGAGTTTAACGACCTCTTTCGCCCTCTCTAAGAACTTTGTCAATTTAGAGAAGTCGCCCTTTTGTCTGAACGTTATCATTGGAACACTCCTTTATTTTTTCAGATACACACTGGAGCTGAAACCGGTGTACTGAACACCATCCATAACAAAATGGATGTACAGCCACTTTGTTCCGTTGTACGTCGTATAATAACCGTAGCACTGAACTTCGGTTCCATACGGAATAAGGCACAGCGCCTTTTTATTTGTTCCGGCATCGTTACGGCAATAGAGTCCATCCTTTGCAGCCACCTTGTATGTTCCTGCCAAACTCTTATTGAGAGATTTTGCATAAGCCGTAGCCGTAACTTTCTTCGATGCCGGCTGATTCTGGTTCTGAACGGGGGCATTGGGTTTCGTTGCCGAACCATTCAGAATTTCGTTAATACGCTTCTCAACCTCGTTGTAATCGTATCCTTTTGCAGTCAAAGCCGCTTTACGCTCTGCACCGTTTCCCCAGATACCAGCGATTGCTTCATGTGCAATCGTATCGATGCTCTTTTTCTCGTCCTGTACCGGCGGAGCAACGGCGCCCTCGTCATATTTGGGCGTAATAAAGCCCCGGATAAATTTCCCGTTGATCGACAATGTCCGCCGCTTTACTGCATTGCTGAGGTTCCCTTCAATAACCGTAATGTAACCGCCGGATACATACTCAACGGTACCGATGTGATCCGGATTACCGGTATTATCACCGATTCCAGAATCCTCCCAATCATATAAAACCGCATCGCCAGGAGAGGGAACATACGCATCGTCCTCAACCCAGCATCCCATCCGTTTTGCCGCTTCAATGATGTAATAGCAGCTAATCTCAATCGGCATAATCGCCGTATAGCCGAGCTTAACCGCCAGAGCCGACCATGTTGCCGCACACCACGCCCAACCGTAAATCATCTTTGTTCCGCGGGGAAAACTACCGGTATAGGAATTGTAAATATCGATGATTTCTTTATACGAACCATCGGCTTCGTTCTTTCCAATCCAGGATCTTGCCAAATCGACTACCGCCTGTCTTGAGTAGCTCATGGACGCTTCCTCCTTCTTTTCATCAGAATCAACGAAGCGGTAATTCATGTCCACATTTCCCTTGATTCCATCCACAGTCCCCTTGCTTGTGTACTGGTGAAAATCACAGGGATAATCAGCTTCCCCACTCCAATCCGCCAGCCAAAATACATACTTGTCCAGCAACTCGTGGTCGAACATATTCCTGTAATAATCGATGTTGGAATAGATGCCGGCTTTGTATCCTTTCTCCGTGACACATTCACAAAACACCTTGGTATGTGCATTGCATTCGGCCCGTCCCAAAGTAACTCCGGCGGCTTTCGCTTTCGTGATTGTGTCGTATTCGAAATCGAAAAATACGATAACGTCTTTTCCAAGCCCAGCAGCTTCCAACTGTGAAATACAGAAAATAGCTTCCTGTTTAGCCTGCTCAACATTCAGCGCGTAGCTGAAATGATAAACACCACGAATCGGAATTCCTGCCGCCTTAGCCGCTTTTACATATCCGTGAAACCTTCCGTCAACCGTCTGACGATAACTCGACCGGAGAATCAGGAACTGGATTCCGGAAGCTTTTACTTTATTGAAATCCACATTTCCCTGCCAGGTCGAAATATCTGCCCCACGCTCTTTAGACATAATCATCACCCCTTCGAATTTAATTGCTTTCTTCTTGCTGCATTTAAAGCAGCATTGCGTTTCATGATTTCCCTTCGGCTTCTCTTTTTAGGCGGCGAATTCTTAATATTGCACACCTTAATAAGAGTAAGAAGACGATTAAGATGCCACTTCTGACACTCAAACGGAATATTCAGAGCAATCATCCAGTAGTAAATAATCTCTGCCGTAACCTGTTCTCTGCTGGCTTTTACTGCCCTTTCCTCCGTAAAATGAGTGGCAGTCATCGGAGCATCGATATATTGGTTAATTTGGTCAATACAGGATGTTGTTAGATAGTTATACACTTCCGGATTCACATTCTGCGTGAGTGTCATACATTGCACGTAATCCAACGTTTCCTCAAGCGTCTTTTCCTGTTTGGTAAGGAAAGGCTTGCACCATTTGGATTCCCATTTTGAAAGGGAGACAAGGGAATGCTCCAACTGTAACGTTTGCTCTTTGGGGTAGATAAACATCTGGTTTATTTCATCCCATTGTTCCTCGCCAGCAGGTATTGTAATTCGCAACATTCCCTTCACCTCCTCTTGCTTTCAGATTTAATTCGCTACCGGAATCAATGCCGGCGCTGCCCCCTGTCTGGAGTTCGGAACAATACCGTTCACAAACTTTGCCGCCGCATCAGCGTTGGTTGCCAGCTCCATAAACAGAACAGAATAAGCTTCCGTTTCGGAAAAAGCCTTGGACAGTTCATCAGATTTGATAAACCGCTTCCCGTCGGGGCTCTTCTCGCCGTATGCTTTGAGAATCAATTCCTTGAAAATCTTGATGATGGCCGGAGTATCCTGTGCTGCCACAATTCTCCGAATCATCTCAGACAGCCCGCCGGTAGTGCCCATTTCCATCTCCATACATTCCGCCTCGGAAAGATTGAAGTAATGGTCTTCCGTGCGCTCAGTTCCGTTGTAATCCTTGTAGGTAATCGCTTTCTTTAACATAATGTTTTTCTCCTTTCAACAATAAAAAAAGGAGCCGCCAGCTTTTACACTGAAACGGCTCCCAATCTGCTTAAATATGAAGTTGTGAATTAGCCCGCTGTCTGAAACTCCTGATAAAGCTTCAGAATCTCATCCGGCAGCGGCAGCCTTGCGTCAACGCCATCCGTACCGCCCTCGGTGGTAGGCTCTGTACCGTACAGAATCTCCTCCAGCTTAGCCATGAACGTGGCGTCAAACTTGGTGGAATCGAAAGTAAGACATGCCGTCGGCTTAAGCTTCTTACCATCGATAACCGTGTTGATAGCCACCGGAGTCGTGCTGATTTCCCAGGAAAGGGTGATGGGTTCCGGGCTGTCGTTGATGGTAGAATAGCCTTTTTCGGACGGAGCCGCCAGAGCACCGTAAATCAGATGCAGCTTATAGCCGTAATCGTTGTTGTCAACATCATTACCCAGAATCGTCCGGTAAGAGAGACCGAACGTCTTTCTGGACTGCTGGCCTGCAAACATACCGGGCACAACCTCAACCGACCCATCGCACTCTGCGAATTCATCAGGGTACATATATGCCTCGATGGTAGCCCCGAATTCCTCCGCGGACATCAGATTCAGATACTTGATGTTATCCGCATAAATCGGAGAAGCCTCCGCTCCGGAAGGGCTTTCCGATACAGCACTCAGACCATTCCACGCAACGCCTTTACTGTAAACGCCGCCAGCCTGAATAGGGTAAAGAACGCCATGATCCACACCGGTCTCATACAGACGCTCGCCAGTTTTATCCCAAACAAGTTTCATAGATTTGTTCCTCCTTAAAAGAATATGGTAAAGACATCATGATTCAGGTTGTCTTTTTCGTAATGCCGGATAAACCGACAAGTAGGCAAAGCAGCTACTTTACCTACGAGTAGACTATCCGGATCTTTATCAATGACTGTTACCGAATATTTTCGATGAGACAAATAAACCCCGTCATTCGCATACGTGTTCTCGATACTGTCAAGACCGTATACGATGGCGGGGTAATTCATCTTAACCGATTCTGGGGGTTGAAAATAAGCGTTCCTCGTTCCAAGGATTTCGCAGAATATCTCATGTAGCAGAAGACGTCTGTTCGTCGCCATGATATACACCCCCTATTGTCAGAATCAGCCTTGGGTACTGAACTTCTACATTTGAAATCTTCCATTTAGCACCCATAAACCCAACGTACCGCATCGAATGAAAATTCTCATTGGCAAACGGATCGGCAACAATGCTGATCTCATTTGCGACATTGATGTCGTCATTGAGTGTTTCAGCGCTTTGGAGCCTGCGCATATTACGAGTCAAATCGCCAAAGTACATACGCTCGGTAATCTGCTCTTCCCACACACCAGGTCTCGTTTCCACTGCTTCAGCATAGCCGATTGGTCCGTAAAATTTCGCCATTTTGAATTTTCACCTCCTGGACATTAGCCGCTGACAGATACGTTCGTCTCTTTCTCCTCGATGACGATAGCAGACTTGATTCTGGTAAGCTGACCGGACTTGCGCGTCTCCAGCAGCGACTGAAGCTGATTGAACTTGATGTCGAAGTCGGTGAAGTGAGTCACATCGCCGCCCTTGGAAGCGCCATATCCGTAGTCAGCCATATTCACGCAAATCGCGTGCAGCTTGTGCTTGACGCCGTCGGAATCGGTACGAACCTTCCCTTCGAACTGCGTAACCTCATAGATATTGGCAACGCCCAAAGCCGCAGCAAGCTCAGTATCCGTCTCATAAATACGGCGGCCATTACGGTCACGAGCGAGAATCATGGTATTGTGCATATCGGTGGTGATGAACAGGTCAGGCTTACCAGTACCACGGAAGTCCTTGCGAGCCTTACGCAGAGCCGTAACCATAGCCTCGGCATAGATGAAGCTTTCTCCGAAATACTGCTCAGTGTTGGCGCCCTGAAGCTCCTTTGCCATGGCGGCGAAGTCCACATCCTTGTGGATGGTGTACAACTCATCATCGGTCCAGATAGGACGAATCTTGTCTGGGAAGATTTTCTCAGGATCACTGTTGGGACGCTCATCTCCCAGCATAGTAGCAACAGCCAAAGTTTCCTTCAAAGAAATCTGGTCGATGCTGTACTGGAACTGAACATAGTCGAAATCTTCGATATCCACCACATCATCACGATGAAGCTCGGAAGTGACATATACCGTCTGCGGGTCGGAGGTAC